AAAAGTCATATACGATGCGGGTAGCACGAGCCGTGCTGAACGCCTCGGTATTAATTACAAATATTTTAAGTGCGCCACTGTCGTCTTCAAAAAAAGCTTTGACCTCGTCTTGATACTTTCTTGAGCTATTAGGTGTCCAACGCAGGATAATACGCTCAATGCTGTCCGGTACGTGAGTCGGTATCTCAGAGCGCGTCCAGTTGTCATATACGCCTTTAGGAGCAATAACAACACAAGCCTCTATCCTGTCTTGTTGGTACAGCATAGACATCGTATCCAGAGCGACCTTTGTTTTACCCGTCCCCATCTCCATTAGCAACGCATAATATTTCGCGGACCACGAGTCTTCTAAGGCAACGCGCTGATGATCGAAAGGTTCCGTTTTGTAATTAAAATTCATTTGAAAATACCTGTTGACTTTCGCTCAGTATACGATAGTATGAGTTATTGTCAAGGCCCAAAAGGTGCCTTTAACCACGAAGGAGAATCCGCGATGAGCGATTTAACTAGTATGATGGAGGAGGAGTCAGCAGCACTAAACTCTAACTCTGTCGAGAAACTTGACCAAGGGGGCCTCAATTCTGTGGCAGACTTGGCAAGAGCAATACGCGATAAAGAAGACACTATCGCAAATATAGAGAAACAACTCAAGCAACAAAAAGAGCAACTACTCAAACTGAGCGACGAAGAAATGCCCGCTATGTTATCGGAGATGGGTATATCTGCGTTTGAGCTTGATGACGGTAGTAAAGTGGTAGTCAAAAGCACTTACGGCGCTTCTATACGTGTTGCCGATAGACACAGTGCGTTCAATTGGCTCCGCGACAACGGCTACGATGACATCATCAAGAACACGGTGTCATGTCAGTTTGGCCGGGGCGAGGATGACAAAGCCGGAGCTTTTGCCGCTTTTGCTGAAATGGAAGGCTTTTACGCCGAGCAGAAAACAGAGGTGCATCCACAGACATTACGCGCATTTGTTAAGGAGCGGGTAGAGGCGGGTGAAGAATTCCCAATGGAACTTTTTGGGGCTTGGATTGGACAACGTGCAACAATTAAAAAAGGAAAATAGTTATGGGAACTACAGTGAAAGAAAAGAAAGAGAATGCAGTCGTAGCCGTATCGGCAATGTTTGAAGCGGATGCAGGGCAAGGTATGGACAACATGGGACAAGAGGACTTGGCACTACCGTTCCTGAAAGTACTCTCAGGTAACGACCCTATCTTGGATGAGAATGATAAAGCTCGGAAGGGCGACATCTACAACACTGTAACGGGCCACTTGTACAAAGGCGCTAACGGTATCAAGGTGATCCCGTGCGCTTATCAGCGTCGGTTTATTGAGTGGGCTCAACGTGGCGAGGGCAGTGGCGCTCCGATAAACATCTTTGAGCCGAACCAAGAACGCCCAAAGACTGAGCGTTCACCTGACGACAACAAAGAGTATGTTGTCGGCGGAACGGGTAGCTATATTGAAGAAACCCACCAACACTTTGTTGTGATTCAGAACGAGGACGGCTCTGCCGAAACCGCGTTAATCGCAATGAAGTCCACGCAGTTGAAGAAGTCGCGTAAGTGGAACTCCATGATGCAGTCTGTACAGATGCAGGGCAAGAATGGGCCTTTTACTCCCCCACGCTTCTCGCACATCTACCATTTAAAAACTATCAAGGAGGAGAACTCTAAGGGTAGTTGGCACGGATGGGAGATGAGCCGAGTAGGTCCAGTTGAGAGCGTCGGTACTTATACTCAGTGCAAGACCTTCGCTGAGTCAATCACGGCAGGTGATGTAGTAGTCAAGCACAGTAATGAGGAGGCTGCGGCTACTAATAGCGACATACCTTTTTAGGCTTGTTGCATCTTATGGGGGCGGCACGAGTCGCCCCTTTTCTTCTGCCGGAGATTTACAATGCTCGTTAAACAATTTATGGCTATCTTTGATGGCCTCCAAGAAGCCTACGGTACTTTCCGCATCGAAAAGCAGGGTGCAAACGGGAAAGCGCAAGGTAAAGCAGGGGTAGTTCGCGAACCACGCACCACGCTTCTATGGGAAAACCATTTAGTTGGCCGTCACGGTATCGGGATAATCCCAATCAATGAGGACAACAACTGCAAGTGGGGTTGCATCGACATCGATCAATACCCTCTCGACCACAAACTTCTGGTTGAGAAAATACGCAAATTAAAATTACCTCTGGTTATCTGCCGGTCAAAGTCAGGCGGGGCTCACTGCTTTTTGTTCTCTACCGAATGGGTAGAAGCAAAAGACATGCAGAAGGCATTGCAGTGTATGTCTGCCGCATTAGGATACGGCGATTCAGAGATATTCCCAAAGCAGATCAAGCTTCACCTAGACCGTGGTGATGTTGGTAACTTCTTGAACCTGCCTTACTTTGACGCAGAGGACGGCTTACGTTATGCAATTAAAGACGACGGTACATCAGCTACGATTGAGGAGTTTATTAAACTCCATAGCACTTATGCCCAGACCCCCGAACAGGTGGTTGGACTACAGGTGGTGGAGACTAAGAAATCTTCGTTATTAGCCGATGGCCCTCCGTGTTTACAGATACTGTGTGCAAACAAAATAAGTGAAGGAGGACGAAATAATGGCCTTTTTAATATCGGCGTTTACCTGCGTAAGGCTTTTCCTGACAGTTGGGAATCAGAAATATTATCTTACAACATGCAGTATCTGGACCCCCCGCTACCGCTTAACGAAGTAAATACGGTTGCCAAGCAGTGTAACCGCAAGGACTACGCATACAAGTGTAGTGACGCTCCCGTTAACGCACACTGCAACAAAGAGCTATGCCGTACCCGTAAATTTGGTGTGGGTGCCGCTATCCAAGGGGCATCCATAGCTAACCTGCGTAAGTACGACTCGACTCCTCCCGTTTGGTTTATGGACGTAAACGGAGAACCTCTAGAGCTAGACACCGAGGGTCTGATGAGTCAGCCTGTATTTCAAAAAGCCTGTATGGAGCAACTTAACTTTATGCCGCGTTCTGTGCAGAAAGCAACTTGGGAAAGTCGTATCAGCACGTTGCTCACGGATATGAAGGACAACGAGTCTGCCATCATGGAAGTGGCACAGGATGCAAGCACGAGCGGTCAGTTCTACGACTACCTAGAGGAGTTCTGCCGGTTCTTACAGCAAGCGCAAGACAAAGAAGAAATATTACTACGCCGTCCGTGGACAGATGAGGATCAATGCGTTACTTATTTTAGGTTACGGGACTTTGAAGGGTTTCTTAAAAAGAACAAATGGTTTGACTACAAGTCTCACAAGATCGCTCAAAGACTGCGGGACATAAACGGCGAATCTACCGTGTTAAAAATTAAAGGCCGAGCCGTTAGGGTCTGGTCAGTACCCGCGTTTGAGAGCGTGGACATAGAGTTAAAAACACCAGACTTTGGAACAACCAACGAGGCACCCTTCTAATGGTAGAGCAAGCAGACAGGAATCGAATGATATATTTGTTATGGCGCGATGAACACATGACGTTTGCCGGTATTGGCAGACGTTTTGGTTTGACCCGAGAGCGTATCCGGCAGATTGTACTAAAAGAAAAAGAAAAGAATGTCTAGGATATTTGAACCTCCGGCACAAGGTTCTTTAAAGGCGCGTAACCTTGACATCTCCCCTTGCGTAACTTCGGATGTCCGATTTTTTATTGAGACGAATCATTACTCAAAAAGTATAAACGGTGTGAAAATTACGCAGTGTTTTAAAATAGAGCATTTAGGCGAGTTAGTGGGGGCGGTGCTATTTGGTCAACTTAGCACGACCGCATGGAAAAAGTTTGGCAAAACAGAGTCGGAAGTATTAGAGCTTCGTCGGCTAGTGCTGGCCGATAAGTGCGGCAAGAACTCCGAGAGTATGGCTATCGGTTACTGTTTACGGTGGTTGCGAAAACATTTTCCGAACGTAAAAAAAATAGTCAGTTACGCAGACCCCGAGTATGGACATAACGGTATTATTTATCGGGCCGCGAACTTTACTTTGGTGGGTATGACTCCCCGTGACAAAGGGTTCTACGACCCCGAAACGGGTAAGACATATCATTCAAGGGCGATGAGAACAAAATATAAAGGAGACTATAAACCTTTTGTAAAGCGATTGAGGGCCAAGTTTGAAGCGGGATTACTTGTGGAAAAAGTTTTAAAAGGAAAGTTTTGTTATGTTTATGATTTAACCCCAACGAAGTGCAAAAAAAGGCTTAAACATGTTTAGGATTTTTGGCCCGCCCGGAACTGGAAAGACCACCACCTTGTTGAACATGGTGGATACTGCCTTGGAGAACGGCACACGGCCCACGGATATTGCCTTCCTAGCGTTTACGAAGAAGGCGGCAACCGAAGCCAAGGAGCGGGCATCCCTTCGGTTTAATCTCGACCCCAAAGAAGACCTGTGCAACTTCCGAACCCTGCATAGCCTAGCTCTAGCCATGTCTGACATACGCAGTGAGCAGGTTATGCAAGCGGAGAACTATCGGGAGCTATCCAAGATTACGGGGGTGAATCTAACCGGTAACAAGATAGCCAACTTTGACGAGGACCTACCAAGCGTTACTAGCTCAAGCGATCCAGTGCTTGGGATAATTAACTTGGCTCGACTTCGCAAGGTGGGTCTGCGGGAGCAGTACAACGACAGTACCATTGAGCAGGATTGGAACCTCGTTAGCTATGTCGATAACTGTCTACGAGAGTACAAGCACCGGTTTAGCCTGTACGACTTTACCGACATGCTTGCAGTGTTTGCCGCCAACGGGTCTCACTACTGCCCTAAATTTGAGCTTACTTTCTTGGACGAGGCACAAGACCTGTCGCCACTCCAGTGGGATATTGCACATATATTAGATGACAACTCGACTAAGATGTACTGCGCGGGCGATGACGACCAAGCCATATACCGGTGGGCCGGTGCAGATGTAGACCATTTTATAAATC